CTTGGCAGTGCGTTGTACAAAGAAGTACAGGCGCAAGTGGTAAACGCTTCGACAACTGCGTTAAACATCACTCTGCTGGAAGATTACATCCAACCTGCTATCGTGCAATGGATGTACTTTGAACTTCCGATGGTGCTGTCGTTCAAGTATATGAATAAAGGGATGGACCGCAGGACCAGCACCGAAAGCAACCCGATGAGCGTGGATGAGGTGTTTAAGTTGATGGACAAAGTCAAGAATGATGCGGAGTGGTACACGGAAAGGATAACCCGCTACTTGCAAGAAAATCACGCCAGTTATCCGCTATTTGACAACCCACCAACGGCTATCGACACGATTTACCCGAATGGCAGTAGTTACGAAACAGGGATGGCATTAGGAAGGCGTGGCCGCTTCCGTGACCCGCTTGACTATCCCGAAAAACGATTCTATCCTTTTTAATGGCACACGCGAAGAACATTAACAAATTAAAGCAGTACTATGAGTTGGGTTCGATTAAAGAACGACCTGCTGACCTTTGCAGCGGCACATCCACAAATCAACAGCGTGGGATTCGGCGACCCGCTGTCGATAGGAACGGACAACACGATAAACCTACGGACAACCGACAGGGATAGGGTTGTTTACCCTTTGCTGTTTGCTGACCTGCAATCGATGACCGTAGGCGTTGGTGCGCTTACGCTTGGCGTGAGTGTGCTAATAATGGACAGGGTTGAGGATAGCCGCAACCTATCAACAGTTGTGACTGGTAGTGTAGTGGCGAGGTGGACTGACAATGAAGATGAGGTGCTGAACGACACGCTGTACATTATGCGCGACTTTATCAGCAAGTTCACGAATGACCCTGCGAAGGATTACACCTTACAGGATGCGGTGAGTGCAACGCGATTCGTGGAGGCGAGGGATGACAAGGTTGCTGGATGGCAGGCTTCGGCCAACTTTGACTTTGAATATCCGCACAATTCTTGCGAAGTTCCGACATAAGTGGTATTTAACTAAAAATAGCATATGAACATTGGGCAACAATTAGACGCGATGCTGGGAGGCTACGGCGCGATAACCGTAGTGACAGGCGCGGTGACAGGTCAGGCGTTTGAATTTCTTGTGGTGAACGCCGCAACGAGTTTTACGACTTTGACCGACAGCGAGGGCAACAACGCGCTGACGTACTTGGGATTATCAGGCATTACAGTGATGACAGGAATGATTGTCAGGGCGCGTAACGGCTTGAAATTAGCCGCGGTCACGGTATCAGGCGGCAACGTATTTGCTTATTCCTGATGGCCTTAGCGCACGGATATGCATTGCCTTTTGTCACGCAGAAGGTAGTGGGCGACTACGCGAGTGATAACGCGGCGGCGGCGGCGCGAGCGATTGCATCAGGCGCGACAAAGGAAGCGGCGGGCAGTTGCCTTGATGCGCGTGCAATTAACTTGCAGATGAGAGTGCCGCAACGAACGGACACCAACCTGCTCACCAATAGCGCGATGGCAGGTGCAACAGGAAGCGTGTTGCCAACGAAGTGGGTAAGTGGTAGTGTTGATGGATTGACGGTCACCATTTCGAGCGCGTTCACCAGTGCAGGGTTTCAGGCGATTGATTGGACAGTGAGTGGCACGGCTGATAGCGATGGCACGATTTACATAGGGTGCGAGCCGAATGACAACACCAACGCAATCCCTGCAAGCATTGGTCAACAGTACATGGGCGCGATGAGTTTGGGCAAGCAAGCAGGGACAATCCCTGCCACGATGGTGATGCAGGTGCTGGGCCAAAAGTCGAGCGATGGCTCGGTCATTGAAACGGCGAACAGCAGTACTGATTTGAATGGCTTGGCTTCGGGAAGTTTAACGCGGGTAAACACCGCAGTTCTATCGATTGCCAGCGTCAGCACTGACAAGGTGAATTTCAGGCTTACGGCTGATGTGGCGGCGTTGGATGTCATCAGCTTCACTATTCGCATTGCCGCGCCGCAAGTTGAACGCAATGATAGGATTTCGCCTTACATCACGACAACGACAGGAGCGGCGAGCAGGGTGACTGGACAGCCTTCGCTTTTGATTGTTCCGCAACTTACGAGGGCAGGCTTTGTTTATCCGCAGTTGCCAGCGGTTAGCGGTGCTGACTTCACCTTCACGCGAGCGACCACCGCCACGCGGGTGAATGCGAGTGGCTTTATTGAATCGGTCGCTTCGGGCGTGCTTCGCTTGGATTACCCGATAGGCGGCGGTTGCCCTGCGGGGTTGATTGAGCCGAGTGCGCAGAATTTGGCGTGGCATTCGCAGACGTGGGCGACAGGGACGAATTGGGGGTTGACCAATAATGTGACAACGGCGACAGGCACAAGTGGCACGCTTGACCCACTTGGGACAAACACGGCGAATGCGATTAGTCCGACTGCGGTGAATGATTCGCATTTTCTCGCGTCTAATAATCCAACAGCAGTAAGTTATACAAGCGGCACAATTTACACGCAAAGCGCATTCTTCAAACAAGGCACGGGCGCGGCAGGTAGATATGTGCAGTTGACGTTTCCCTCAGCAAGATTCACTCAGTTAGGCTATGCCAACTTCGACCTGCAAACAGGGGCGTTGGTTGCAAGTGGTGGCACGGCAGACACGAACAGGGCGGCGAGCATTGAAAATTACGGAAATGGATGGTACAGGTGCAGGTTCACGGCAACTTGCAATAGCACAAGTACAGGTGTAGGCGTAATACCTGTTTTAATCACCGCAAGTGGCGACACCCGCGCACCTTCATTCACAGGCGTAACAGGCGATGTATTGTACGGCTGGGGCGCACAGGTAGAAACAGGCGCAATCCCGACTTCGTACATCCCCACGACAACAGGCTCTGCAACCCGCGCCGCGGATGTTTGCACAGTGTCGGGGGTGTCGGGGTATATCGGGCAGACGGAGGGTACGATTTATGCGGAGTTTGAAATGCGAACTGATACAAGTACGAGGCGAATTTTGGCGGTTAGCGATGGAAATCAATCAAATAGAATAATGCTTGTTTATTCAGGTAATGCGTTAAGAGCGCAAATTCAAAGTACAACTATTTCTTTGGGCAACCCTGCCGATGGATTTCATAAAGTTGCATTTGCCTACGAACAAAATGGCGCAAGCGGAACAATGACGGCAAGTTTAGATGGTGGGGCGGTAGTTTCAGGAACATCGGCGGCATACCCGACCACATTAAATACCGTTAATGTAGGCAAGATTGAAGATACGACAACAACAAGCCTAATCAATTCACGCCTCCGCGCCGCCGCAATTTACACCACAAGGCTATCGAATGAACAGCTTCAGTCGCTCACAAGATTAACTTAATGGCTACCTTCCGCAAATACGCTTTCCCAACCCAAGCCGAATTCGAGGCTTTCTATCAACTATCGCAACCCGATGCCACCTGCGTGGAGTTGGGCGACATCGACAACACCTACTGCGTTGACCTGCTGTGGGATGACCAACCCAATGCAGATTGGGAGCAGTTTGAAACGTGGCCGCCACCCGTGGGGATACACACTTTTCTTGGATGGGACGAACAATACACCAAAGAATACAATGAAAGATTTTCTTAACTCAATCGGCATCAACATTGGCCTAACCATTGCAGGCTTCCTTGGCTCGCTTCTTCTATTGCCTAAACAACGGAATTGGAAGATGCAATTAGTCAGCGTGTTCAGCGGTAGCCTTTGCGCCACCTACCTCGCGCCTGTGCTGATTGGCTTTCTGAACATCAACGCACCAAACATCCAGTACGGCTTGGCGTTCCTTGTCGGATTCAGTGGAGTGAAGATTGCCGAGGTGTTGGAGGCAAAGATTCTCAAAACCCTATCCAGTGATAATAACGCGCAACGCGGCTAACATCCACACCCTCAACTACACGGGTGACGAACTGAACTTACTGCTCATCAGCGACCTTCATTGGGATAATCCCAAATGCGACCGCGACTTGCTTAAACGTCACTTAGACGCGGCAAAGGCAAAAGGCGCAGGTATCATCGTAAACGGTGACTTCTTCTGCTTGATGCAGGGAAAGGGCGACCCGCGTAAATCCAAGGATGACATCAGGCCCGAACACAACAAAGGCAACTACCTGCAAGCGGTGGTCGAGGATGCGGTCGAGTGGTTTAGTCCTTACAAAGACAACCTGCTATTGATAGGCTACGGCAATCACGAAACGCAGATAATCAAGCATATGGAGTTTGACCCATTGCATATGTTCCAGTCGATATTCAACTACAAGAACCAAAGCAACCTGCACATCGGTGGCTATGGTGGTACGTTGAAGGTGCTGGGGGAGATTCGTAGCGGTCTGCATCGCGCCTTCGTCATCCACTACTACCACGGTTCAGGTGGAGGCGGCGCAGTCACCAAGGGCGTTATTCAAGACCAACGCATTATGTCGTTTGTGGAAGGGTATGATATGACGTGGCAAGGTCACGTTCACGAATTATATCACCACGTGAATATGGTGCAGTTCTTCAACCGCACGCGGGACATCATCCAGCAGAGGCGTGTACATCAGGTGCGCACATCTACGTACAAGGAAGAGTACAGTTCTGGTGAAGGTGGCTTCCACGTTGAGAAGGGAAGACCACCGAAACCGCTTGGTGGCTATTGGCTGAATTTGCAACAAGAACGACTGCGCACAATGCAGGAGAACGGCAAGGAGCGCGACAGGGTGGAGTGGGTGGTTAAACTGCATACAACGTAAATTCACGATATGCGACAAATTAAATACCTTGTGGTGCATTGCACAGCGACCCCACAAACGACCACCGTTGAAAGCATTCAGCGCTACTGGCGTGAACGCCTTGGCTGGTTGGCCAGTGGCTATCACAAAATCGTAAAAGCAAATGGGGAAGTTGTCACACTTTCAGCAGATAATGAGATTTGCAACGGGGTGGCTGGTTATAATTCTGCTTCACTTCACGTATCCTATATTGGGGGCATTGATTCGCGCGGCAATCCGCTTGACAATCGCACGCAAGGCCAAAAAGACGCGCTCAGTCAAGTTCTGCACGCGTGGAGAGCAAAGTACCCCAACGCCCAGATTCAAGGCCACCGCGACTTCCCACGCGTAAACAAAGCCTGCCCTTCCTTCGATGCCAAAGCTGAGTACGCTCATATTTAGCCTGCTATTGGCTGGGTGCTGTCGAAAGGCAGTGGAGGTCCGCACCAACACGGTTGTGCAGAAGGACAGCGTTATGATTGAGGTGCCGAGGTTCACGGAGCTGTTTATCGACAACCCCTGCGATTCTATGGGCATCCTACGGAAGTTCAGATTAACGGACAGCACGAAAACAAGCGTTTTAAGCGCATCAAATTATCGGGGTGGTATTCGCATACAACTGCGCAGAGATACGGTCATACAACGCATCTCTGAGCGCGACACGGTAACGATTGAGCGCGTGGTGAAAGTCGGGCCTGCAAAGCGCAAGAATCGGATGGCATTTGTGTGGTTCGGAATAGCACTCGGATTGGTGCTTTCGATTGCGGCTTTCCGCTTGATGCGCCTGTAATCAAGGCTTGGCGGGAAGGCTTTTTCTAAACTTTTTTTTGGAATGTGCGTTTAAACGCTGGAAACGCAGAAAAAAAAATAAAAAAAGATTTGGAACATATATATATATGTATGGATATTTGCATATACCAAAACGGAAAAAAACACACTAACCCTTTAAACCCAAAAACAATGAATCACCAAGCCACCCTCCAAAAAGATTTAGCAATCGTAAGTCGCGGTCAGAACTTCGGAATGCTGTTCGGCAAGTTCACCAAGAACAGCGAAATCCACACGGTAATCTACGAAGCCATCAAGGCGGGCAAAGCAACCAAGATTCTTGACACCGAGTTCACTTTGATGTACCGAATCGGCTAAACCAACCAACAAGGGGCGCGACTTGACAACGCGCATCTTTAACCCTCTAAACCCAAACCAATGTACTACCGCTCCTACACATCCAACCTTACACCTGCTGAACGCGAAGCCAAGCGCATCGCACGCGAAGCAAGAGAGAATGCCGCATTCCAACGCAAGATTGCAAAGATGGAAGCACAACGCGCCAAGTCAAAATTCAACTACGCAACCGCAGGTGGTTACTACGTGCCGACCCGCCGCCAATACGAACACGCCTTGACAATGGGTGACAACGGCGCGGCACTTGTAGTCATCAACGGCTATCAATTCAGCACCAAGGTCAATCACGATGCAATCCACGTGGTGAACGAATCCCTCCGCGCACTCGAATCTTCAACCCTTTAACCCAAACCAAATGCAACACGACATCATCGCTCACACACCCATCACGCTTGACAATGGCAAGGTACTGGATGCCTACATCCACAAGCAACCCAGCGGAATGTACGCGCTTCACGTCAACTACATCTTTGAAGCCAACAGCAATTCAACCCGAACAAAGCAGATTGCCGAAGCAGTGTGGCGCAAGCAACACCGCGACTGGTTCAGGTTCATCCGCTTCCAGCGTTCATCCACACCACTGCCAATGCCTAAAC